AAGAAGTATCTGGATCAGCTAAAGCTCCAAAGAGAGCGCGAAATTCTAAGGGTCAGCTTCAGAGCGATGATCCATCAACACCCGATGTCAATGAAGCTTGGGAAGGTGGTGTAGCCCCGAAAAAACGTGGAAGGCCAAAAAAGAAATGAGTGTTCAAACCAGATATTTCGACGAAGATGGTAAAATCATAATTAACCGTAGTCAGGATGTTCAACGCATTTTAGATTTTAATAAGGAGCGTAACATTGACGGTCACAACAGAAAATCAGACCTGCGATTGGCTGGTTCTATTCCTTTTGTCGTTATTGAAATGTGGATGAAGGAAAGTGGTTGTAAATTAGGTTCCCCAGAATTTTTAGAATATTGTAAGAAAAAATTAATGTCAGGGGACTATAGTAAGCTAATTGCTAACGGTTATTAACATGAAAAAGACAGTACAAACAGCACATGATAGGATTGATGCGTTGGAAAAGCAAATTATAGAAATTAAAACAGAAATGAAAATTCAGTTCAAAGATTTGTATAATAGAATGAAACGCATGGAAACCATAATGATAGCAATAACAGGTGCTAGTTTGTTACTGCTTATTCGTATGACAATTATGGGGTGATGATGTGCAGCTTCCAAAAGCTAACATAGCTATCATAGGCGTAGTGATTGCACAGATCGGTGGCTTTATATTTTGGGGCGCTAATATACTGCGCGACATTAGTGACAACTCAGAAAAAATAGAAATTTTACTGGAGGTGCTAGTAGAGACAGAAGATGATCTCATTCTAGTAGATGAAAAGTTACAAGAAGATTTAGACGAAAATACGATTAAATTGGTTAACGAGTATTACACTCGCATGATCCAAATGGAAGGCCGTATTAATTCTATGGAGCGTACCGTTGACTATCTTCTGAGTAGCCCACGGCACGATAATGGTAGATGATTGATCCACTCAGCGCATTGGCAATGGTCAAGGGTGGCATCAGTGCAGGTAGAACCATAGCCTCCATGTCCAAGGAACTAGCAGGTTTCTTTGACAGTGTAGATGATGCAAAGAAAGCTCACGAAAAGAAGAAACTAAGCCCCTTAAGTAGCTCGAATGAAGAAGCTCTGGACACGTTTATGAAACGTCAACAGGCTAAACAGGCTGAAGAAGAATTGAGAGAGTTCATTGTTAACAACCTTGGCTATTCTGCTTATCAAGAACTACTCAAACTTCGTAGAGAAGTTGCTCAAGAAAGAAAAGAAGCAGAGAGACAAGCAAGATTAGATGCTGAACGCATGAAAGAAAACGCTGAGATGGCGTTCATTGCTGTAGTAATATTCTTATTGTTATGTGGAGGGGCACTAGGTTTACTAGTCGCTATGGGTTGGGTAGATATATAATGGTTACAGTATTAGACGAATGGAAAGTATGGCCTAGAGGCATGATGATGGTCTTCACTCTAATGAGTTGGAGAGTTGTTGAGTGGTTTATGAACCTACCTGACCCATCAATGCAACAAGCAGGTCTAGTATCAGTAGTCATGGGTGCAGCAACAGGAGCCTTCGGGATCTGGATGTCAAAAGAGGTTAAGTAATGGCTAAATCAATACCAACTAATCCTGCTCTCTGGTCTAGAGCTAAAGCAGCAGCAAAGAAAAAATTTAAAGTATATCCGTCAGCATACGCAAATGCTTGGGCTGCCAAATGGTATAAGTCTAAAGGCGGTAAATGGAAAGGCGCAGACAATAGAGTGAAGAGGAGAAAAGCATAATGCCTTACTCAAAGTATTCACCAAAGCAAAAACGATTAGCTGCTGTAGCTCCACCAAGAAAGAAGATTACAAAAGCTGACTTTGACAAACTAAAGAAAAACAAAAAGAAGAAGAAGAAAAGATAATGGCTAGAGGTACAAAACATTATTTCAGAGATGGTACTGAGTATAAAGGCGGCACTCACAGGATGCCTAATGGTCAAATACACTCAGGTAAAACTCACGGTAAAACGAGTAAACGACTATACCACTTTAGTGAGTTGAGTAAGACAGCAAAGAAAAAGGCTAGAGGATAATGGCTAAGGGTGGCTTAGGTAAGTGGTTTGCTGAGGAGTGGGTAGATGTTAAGACTGGCAAACCTTGTGGACGTAAGAAGGCTAAGGGAAGCAAGCGTCCGTATCCAGCCTGTCGTCCGAAGTCGGTGGCAGGAAGAATCTCCAAGAAGGAAGCTGCCAAAAAGAAAGGACCGAAGAGAGTATCTTGGTCCACAACAGCATCAGGAAAGAAAAGAAAGAAGAAGGGAGCCTAAGTAGCTCCCCTTTTTTTTTTATACCTTTTCCTCCCATTTATAACAGTGATAGTTCTTGACTAACCACCCTTGATATTCAACTTGATTGATGCCATCAGCTATTGAGATCATACACTCTTTCTCTGTATTAAATACCCTAGGTGTACCAAAGCTTTTACAGTCCGTAGCTGATACATTACAAGCTAGAATTATAGCAGTAAACATTTAGTTTCCTTCCATTTCCTGAATCAATCTATCTAAGTACCACTTAGCTTTCTTCAGGTCTTCTAATGGTTTACCCTTGTATCTATACCTATGTAAGTATTTCTTACAGTTACCTTCTAGGTATCCCATGAACATCATAGTGTCCATGTTGTCCTTCATATAATCAATACACTCTATCTCGCCATCACCATAGTGTGGTGGCTTATTTACTACATCTTCCATTTAAGCTCCTATATCTACTACTTCACAGACATCACCAGTGCAAGCAAACGTCTGACTTGAGTTAGTACTATCCTCTTTTTCGTATTCTGTCAAGAGTGTCCAGTCTATTTTCTCTGGCATGAGTGACAATAATGTCTCATATTCTCTTTTGGATATGTCTTGATAAGGTGCTTGCTGATAGGTGTGTTCGTTGTATGGTAGGAAAGATACACCTGACATCTCATCAAAATGTTTGTAGACAAACGCACCAACCTCGAACCACTCATCCTTTCTGACGTTGATAGTCACACTAGGTTTGTGCTCACACCAATGCCTCTGATACATGAGCCACATCTCTAACTGATCAATAGCTGACATATCTTCAGTAACTATTGCGTTGGTAGGAGACTTGATAGGAAAGCTGAACACTGTAGTCTGCTCAGGTTTCATTACACAAGCTTGATTGGGTATCTTTTGATCCTTCATAAACTGTGTCAGTGGGTCTTTGTTATCTCCTCTAACGGTTCTAATGTAGTAGTTACTATGTCGTGCGTGGATACCTGAGGCACTGTCCACAAGTTGACTGACGGTTCCTGAAGGTTTGACACAGGTAATAGCAGTGGAATGATTAATACCAAGATTATCAGCCAGACTACGATTTGTGTTAACCGCCACTTGTCTAAGGCTTTCCAAGTTTTTCGATAGTCCATTGTTTGTCCTCGTCAATAAGGGGTTATCCATTATGCCTGTTAGAGATACACCCAACAGACGCTCTTCTTCAGTGTTGTCCTTCCATATCTTACGAAGGTATGGGAACTTAGTGTAAGTAGATTGTATAGTACCTAGTGTTGTAGCTATCTTAACCTTACGTGCCAAGTCACCAAAGTTATCCGTGGCTCTGACCACAACCTCTGTCAGATTACAGAACTGGTATGGCCTGAGTATAATCTCACTACATGGGTTAGTTCCGAAGTCGTAGCTAGGGTCACGTCTTTCAAACTTAGCTGCTTGTTTCTTTGATGCCTCACGATTGAAGACACCTCGCTCACCACTACCTGATTCGACTAGAGCCATCCATTCACGCATAAATGATAGGCTGTCAGGCTTCTCTGTGTAAGCTACTGAGTTGTTAGCTAGAGCACGTTGAGGGTTGTTAGTCCACCAGTCACCTGACTTAGCGTGTCGCATCCTGTCGTCTGACAAGTTAGACAGACTAATCATTGCTGACCTACGGACACCACCAACTACAACTACCTCACCGATCTTACACATAATGTCATGTGCTTCAATAGATGACAGCTTACGTCCACGTGCATCCTTGAATATCTTGATGGTAAAGTTGAACAGGTCAACTAAAGGAGCAGGTCCACTAGCTCTACCACCGAATGTCTTTAGTCTAGCACCTGCAGGACGTACAAGTCCTATATCCCACTGAGGTATTTCACCAGACCATAACAAAGCTAACAATTGTCTGTATGCTTTAGCCCAACCTTCTTTACTGTCTTTAACAACGATTGTTGTCTCACTATCAAACAGTTCGTCAGGTACATCAGGTAGCTTCTGTATGTACTGACGTTCAACTGAGAAGCCTACACCAGTGCCACACAACAGGATAAACATAGCCTCATCGAATGACTTGGGGTCATCGACAGGTAGGTAGCTGCAGTTGTAACCTGAGGTGTTGTCTCTATCCAACGCTTTACCTGCTGTCATCATAGCTCTCATGCTAGGCATGACCTCTAGGTTTAGGATTGCTTGTTCTATTTGATTGACAAAGCTGTCTTTACCCATGACAGGTATGACTACATTGGTCA